TTGAACCAGAAAAATATACCGATGAAATGCGTAATATACTTTCACAAGGCGTTTCCGTGGACAAATTGTTGAGTAAATCTGTCGACCTTTCTGATTTGCAAAATGCAACGATAACACCAAACGGTCAATTCTTTAGAACAGATATTCAAGGTTTCTTACCAAAGATGATGGAAGAAATGTATACCGACCGTTCTAAATTTAAGAAGATGATGTTGCAAGCAAAGCAGGAATATGAACATGAAACCGATGATTCCAAAAAATATGAAATCGAAAAACGAATTGCCAAATATAACAATATCCAATTGGCAAAAAAAGTGTCACTCAATTCAGCATATGGTGCTTTGGGTAGTCAGTATTTCCGTTTCTACGACCTTCGTATGGCATTGGGTGTCACAACTGCTGGCCAGTTAAGTATTCGTTGGATTGAAGGTAAGATTAACGGTTGGATGAATAAACTATTGGAAACCGAAAATGAAGATTATGTTATTGCTTCTGATACTGATTCAATTTATCTGCGAATGGGAGAATTGGTTAATAAATTTATCAAGGATACCTCAGATAAACAAAAAGTAATTTCTTTGATGGATAAAATCTGTGAAGATAAGATTCAACCATACATCGATAAGTCATACAAAGAATTGGCAGATTATGTTCATGCATACGACCAAAAAATGCAAATGAAACGAGAAGGTCTTTCTGACAAGGGTATTTGGACTGCCAAGAAGCGTTATATTCTAAATGTGTATAACAATGAAGGTGTGCAGTATAAAGAACCTCAAATGAAAGTGATGGGTTTGGAAATGATTAAATCTTCCACACCATCTGCAATTCGTGAGAAGATGGCAGAAGCAATTAAATTAATGGTAACAGGTACCGAATCTGATGTGCAAGACTTTATTGAAAATTTTAGAAATGAGTTTAAAAAGTTACCTGTGGAAGAAATTTCTTTTCCTCGTGGACTAAATGGCCTAAATACCTATTCTGATGCGGTAAACCTATACAAAAAAGGAACACCAATTCATGTCAAAGGTGCCATTCAATATAATCACAATCTAAAACGATTAAATCTAACTAAGAAATATCCACTTATCCAAGAAGGTGAAAAAGTTAAATTCACTTATCTGAAAATGCCAAACCCATTTAAAGATACAGTTATTTCTTATCCATCCAGACTACCCAAAGAATTTGACCTACAAGACTATATCGATTATGATATGCAATTTGACAAAGCATTTTTGGAACCAATTAGAGTTATTTTGGATTGTATGAAATGGAAAACCGAAAAGACCAGTTCAATTGAGGACTTTTTTGTATGATAAACTTCCAATTAATTAATTTTTGTCCCACAACAATTTATAGTTCAAAAGTTGAACTTGATGAACATATACAATCTTATATCGATAATGTAGAATATGAACAATATACTGGATCTTCAGGTTATAGGTCTGTAAATTTGAACATATTGGGTGAACCAGAACTATTGAATTTGTCAAATCAAATAAAACAACATTTTGATGTTTATACTAGTCAAGTTTTGCGAATTAAAGATAAATTTCGATTCACAACATCGTGGTTATCTTTACATAATCCTGGAGATTTTTCACCAAATCATTATCATCATAACGCTGTTTTTAGTGGTGTTGTATATTTGAGAACACCAAATGATTGTGGAGAAATTGTTTTTTCTCATAAATCAGGTAATACAAATAGAAGTTTTAAATTTGATATTTCAGAATATTGTTTGGAGAATAGTGATTCTTGGTATTTCAATCCACAAGAAGGTGATATATTTTTCTTTCCATCAACATTGGATCATTATACAAAAAGAAATTTATCCAACGAAAAAAGAATATGTGTAGCTTTTAATTTCTTTCCCGTAGGAAAGTTAGGACAAGATATAGGGGAAATTCATTTAACATGATTCAAACTTATTTAACATTTTTAGCTGCTTTTCTTTTATCAGGAATGGCAGCTTACTATTCAGTATTAGGTCTTGCTCTCATATTTGCTGGTGCATTTTGGCCTGTTGTCTTTATGGGTTCTTCATTGGAATTTGGTAAGTTGGTTGCTGCTTCTTGGTTATATCGTAATTGGAAATCGGCACCACTTCTATTAAAGACCTATCTAACATTTGCGGTAGTTGTTTTAATGTTATTAACCTCAATGGGTATTTTTGGTTTCTTAGCCAAATCACATATTGATTCCACATTAGATGCTGGTGCCAATTCGGCCGAATTAAAAACACTCAATATTCAACAGAAAAATGCCGAAGAAAGGTTAAATTATCTTTTGGCTCGTGCCAAGGATCCATCAACGGCAAGTAATCGTTTAGATAATCAAATTCAATCTACACAAAAAGAACTTACCGAAATTAATAAGAAACGATTGCCACTTCTCAAAGAAGAAAACAAATTAGTTGCTGATGTTGGTCCAATCAAATATGTGGCAGATATGTTCTTTGAAGGTGATGGTGCCTTAGATAAAGCGGTACGAATGGTAATCTTTACTATTATGCTTGTGTTTGACCCGTTAGCTGTGTTATTATTAATAGCAGGAAATATTTCATTAAAACAAAAAAGTGGTAGACCAATAGTAAAAGAAGGTGAAATTGTTGGATTAACTCCAGAGAAAAAAGATGATATCGAAGATACCGTATTACATAAAACAGAAATGGATATTCCGATTTTTACGGAACGGAAGATTAGTAAAAATGAGGACCATACGGTGGAAATCGAAAAAGAAAACATTGCTTCAATCGAGGAGAATATCCAGCCAAAACAAAAGGAAATTGTTATCGATGCGGCTTCAGGTGAAACTATTCCGCCTATAACAGTTCATATTGCACCTGGAGTGTATGAAGAACACCACGATGAAGAATCGAGGAAGAAGTTAGAACCTAAGTATGATTATGATGCTGAATTTGCATTTAAAGAAAAAAAAGAATTAGATGGTGGTAAATTTTAAAGGATGACTATGAGTATATTAGATAAAATTAAAAAGAACAGTAGTATTAAAGAATCAGCAATTCTTTCTAAATCAAAGTTCTTTACTGACAAAGATATGATTCCAACTTCAATTCCAATTATTAATGTGGCATTGAGTGGTCGTTTAGATGGTGGTTTAACACCAGGTCTTACAATGTGGGCAGGTCCATCAAAACACTTTAAGACTGCGTTTAGTTTATTGATGGCAAAATCTTATTTGGACAAATATCCTGATGCGGCGTTATTATTTTATGATAGTGAGTTTGGTACTCCTCAGTCTTATTTCGATTCTTTTGGTATTGACACAGAGAGAGTTCTACACACTCCCCTTACTGACATTGAACAGTTAAAGTTTGATGTAATGAATCAGTTAACTAATCTTGAGCGTGGTGATAGATTGATTATTGTTATTGATTCGATTGGTAACTTGGCATCTAAGAAAGAAGTTGAAGATGCTTTGGCAGAAAAATCTGTTGCAGATATGTCGAGAGCAAAACAAGTTAAATCATTATTTCGCATGGTGACACCACATCTCACCATGAAAGATATTCCAATGATTGTAGTTAATCACACATATAAAGAAATTGGAATGTTTCCTAAAGATATCGTTGGCGGTGGCACAGGTTCTTATTATTCAGCCGATAACATTTTCATTCTTGGGCGCCAACAAGAAAAAGAAGGAACCGAGGTTGTAGGTTACAACTTCATCATTAATGTGGAGAAATCCAGATATGTTAAAGAAAAGTCTAAAATTCCTGTTTCTGTGTCTTTTGACGGTGGTATCAGCAAGTGGAGCGGTCTACTTGATATTGCACTCGATTCAGGTCTTGTTATTAAACCATCTAACGGTTGGTACTCTAGGGTTGATGTTACCACAGGTGAGGTAGAAGATAAAAAATGGCGTATTAAAGAAACTGATAGTAAAGAATTTTGGATGCCATTGTTGACAAGCAAAAAGTTCCAAGAATATATTAAAAACAAATACCAGATTGCATCAGGTTCTATTATGCAAGGTGATGTTGATGAGGCATTTGAAATTGAAACTTCAAATGGAGCTGAATGATTGAAGGTTTAGATTTTTGCTATATTTACCCAAAGAATGATGGTACTGCGGTACATATTAAATTATTGGAAGGACCTTATAAAGGCACCATATTCAAATATGGTAAGGTAAAGTTCAAAGAAGAAAATGAACAAATCTATTTACTTTTTGCTTATGATGTGTTAGAATCTCCTATTGATAAGCCAAAGAAAATGGAAAAGGATGAAACCTTTAAAAATTATCTTGGTGATTTACTTGTTGAAATTATGGGCTCAAATATAGAGCAGGAAGTTATTGATGAAACTGGAACAGACGATATTAAAGAATCTGATTTACAATGATGAATATTTAAGAAAAGTATTACCATTTCTAAAAACTGATTATTTTTCAGACAATACAGAAAGAGTTCTATTCAATGAAATTACATCGTTCACAGAAACTTATAATAATGCGCCGACACCTGAAGCGGTTGGGATTGCCGTCAAAGAGAGGCGTAATCTTACGACTGACGAAGTTGAGAAGTGTGAAACTTATCTCAAAGAAATTGAAACTAATCGTCCAACAGAAACCGAGATTCAATGGCTTGTTGATAAGACGGAAAAGTTTTGCCAAGAGAAGGCCATTTACAACGCTGTATTGGGGTCTATTTCCATTCTCGATGGTAAGGACAAAACACACGACAAAGGTCAGATTCCCAAGATATTATCGGACGCCTTGGCGGTAAGTTTTGATAATTCGGTAGGACATGACTATCTCGATGATTCTGACATCCGTTATGATTTTTATCATAGAAAAGAAGAACGAATTCCCTTTGATTTGGACTATTTTAACAAAATTACAAAAGGTGGATTACCAAACAAAACCCTCAATATTGCGTTGGCAGGAACGGGTGTTGGTAAGAGTTTGTTTATGTGTCATGTTGCCGCTAGTTGCATGGTACAAGGCAAAAATGTTTTGTATCTCACGATGGAAATGGCAGAAGAAAAGATTGCAGAAAGAATAGATGCCAATCTTTTGAATATTAATCTTGATGACTTGATGGAATTACCAAAAGATTTATATGATAAGAAAGTTGCTCGTGTTCGTGAAAAATGTACCGGCAAACTTATCATCAAAGAATATCCAACTGCTTCAGCATCTGTAACTCATTTCAGGACTTTATTGAATGAACTTAATCTTAAGCGTAGTTTTATACCCGATATCATTTTTGTTGATTATCTTAACATCTGTTGCTCTTCTCGTATTAAGGCCGGTGCCAATATCAACTCTTACACCTATGTTAAATCAATTGCTGAGGAACTTAGAGGCCTTGCAGTCGAGTTTAATGTACCAATTGTTTCGGCTACGCAAACCACCAGAAGCGGTTACACAAGTAGTGATCCAGGCCTCGAAGATACCTCAGAAAGTTTTGGATTACCCGCCACAGCAGACTTGATGTTTGCTTTAATTACTTCTGAAGATTTGGAAGCCATGGGTCAAATCATGGTAAAACAATTGAAGAATCGTTATAATGATCCGACATTCCATAAGAGATTTACTATCGGTGTTGACCGTGCAAAGATGAAACTCTTTGATGTGGAACAAGCAGGTCAAATGGGTATTGCTGATGCTGGACATAGTAATCAAATTGGCGCCCACAACAAAATTAAACATGAGAAAAAATCTTTTGATGGATTTAAAGTATGACGATTACACAAATTTTTGGTGCAACATTAATCTGGTTAATGTTGATTCTGGTGGTGTATAGACATTCAACTTTTACTAAAATTAAAGAATGTTATGGTATGTGGTTCACCAAAGAATATTGGACAAATTATAATACTGTTGAGTTTCTCAGTTGGGCAGCCAAAGCAGTTATTATTGTTCCTGGTTTAATTTTTGGACTATCTCTTTGGTGGTTATATTTCTTAACACTTGCAACTAGTTTGGCATTGATTTGGGCAAGCAACAAAAAATTATTACCTACATTAGTAGGTTTCAATACTATTTGGGCTTGGATTTCTTGTATGGTTTTAGCACAACATTTGATTAAATGAATTTAACTAAAGAAGATGGTATTCATGTAGCCAAAATATTTGAAGATTATTTTGGTAACTTTGACCGCATTGATGAATATATGCGTGACCAAAAAATCAATTCGTTGGCCGAGATTTCCACTAATCCATTATTCCCAATCGAAGAAGATTTATTTTCAGATTTCACCATGCATCCAAATGATATGGATATTGAAGTGGTAGAAATTAATAATGACACTTGGGAAACATTACTTGCCATTACTAGTTCTCATGTTAATATTGCACCTGTTGGTCGTAACATTAAGTTTGCCGTTAGAGAGAAGAACTCAGGAAAGTTCGTAGGTTTCATTCGGTTGGGTTCACCAGTCATCAACTGTAAACCTAGAAATGAAATGCTTGGACAAGTGTTTACACAACAACCTGAATGGGGAAAACGATTTAATGATTCTTCTATGATGGGTTTTGTAATTGTACCAAGTCAACCATTTGGTTATAATTATCTTGGTGGTAAATTATTGGCTGCCATTTGCACTAGTCATACAGTTAGAGAAATGGTAAACAAAAAGTATGGTATGAATTTGTGTTTATTTGAAACCACCAGTTTATATGGTTCATCTAAACAATCTTCACAATATGATGGTATGAAACCTTTTATTCGTTATAAAGGTTTGACTGAATCCGATTTCTTACCAATGATGCACGGTAAACCATATTCAGATTTAGTTGAATTTGTAGAATCAAAAGTTGGTAAGATTGTTGAAGATGGAATCTCCAGTCGTAAATTGAAAATCTCGATGAAGATTATTTCATTGACCAAAGCTGCATTGAAAGGCACATCAGAACTGGATGCTTTTAATACAACGATTGAGAACGCTAAAAAGTTGACCGAACAGAAGCGTTATTATACATCCGATTATGGGTATAATAACATGGTTGATTATGTGAATTGCAAAACAGATAAAT